TCTTCCGGCACCACTTCGGCCGGCGTTGCGGCGGGGCCAACATTCTTATCATTCTCCAATCCTTCGTTCGGAAGGAACTGGCCTTTAGGGTTTCGCTTCCGGAAGAAAACAAGGCGGTGCCAACGGTGCCGGCACCCATAAGACCCTTTGTAATCCCAAATTGAGTAAAGGCCGAATTCCGGGTTGGCCATGTTCGACGACATGGTGTCGATGTCTTCTTTGCGATAAATCAAGTTCAAGTCAAGGACTTCGGCGCAAAAATCCCGGTTCTTATCATCCCGGGGGCCACGGTATTCATACCGGATTTTGTAAAGTCCCTTATCCAAGTAAGACGGGTCTTCCGGATCGGAAGAAATATCGGAGAAACCGACCGGCATAAGGCGTAATTTAACACCTTCCTTGGTCATGTTTTCGTCTTCCTGTATTAACACCCACCCGTCGTCTTCCAGTTCCTTGCGGGATTCCCCTTTCTTCTTTAAGTGCTTGACGATCGGGGCAACAAGTTCGTCGGTAACAACGGCAACCCCTTGCCGGCCGAATTTGGATTGTTCTTCGGTGGACGTGTCGGCGTCGTCCGAATCACCTTCAAGCCATTGTGACGGTTGTAATGTTTCGATCGTTACAGCCACGTCCCAACGGTTGATTCTGAATACTTGGGCCAACGTATCAAGAATGATCTTTTGGTTGGGAACCACTACCAATTTGTTCATAAGAAGCGAAGACGATTCCAGTTCTTCGGCGTTGTTGCCAAGGCCGGCCGAATCCCGAACCCCAAAGATCAAAGGCGACGGGACACGGTGCGAAATCATAATGTTTTTGGATATTTCCGGCATCAATTCACGGAACCGCTTGTCGATGTTGGCCGGTTCGTGGGTGTCGAATGCAACCTTTTGTTCTTGGTTGTCATTATAAACGAATACGATCTTGGAAGACGACTTGCCGGTAAACTTGTTCATAAAGTTAAGTTCGATCTTCCGTTTTTCTTCCTGTGGTGGTTCGCCGTTGAAGAATTGAACGACCGAAGACGGGAAGAAACCATGTTCGATATTGTTCAAATGGAATTCGCCGACACGGTTGTCCAATAGAATCCAATTCATTCCACCGATATACGACGGGGTGGAATAGTAATACTGGCTTGGCCGGTACTGTTTAACAAAGATCATTTGTTTACCTTCCGACCGGTCGGCGGGGTCAAACGCTTTTATCCGTGTGGGTTCGAACTTCTTCTTTCTGTATTGCGTCCAATCCCATGAAATGAAGTATTCTTCGACGACACCGTCTTCGTTGGCCTTTCCGGATCGGATTTGTTCGGCGGGGGTATGGTAAACGGCCACGATCTTGTCCCGGGCTTGGTTCCATACAACTTGCCAACCAAAATATCCATGTAAATACAAGTCGAACGACGTTTTGTGTATAAGATCGGCAAGCGTTTCGCCTTTAGCGTTGATTTTCTTGGCCCACGTTTCCACATCAATCACGGACGGTTCCAATGTGATACTATCGCCGGCAATCATTTCAACGATTCCGTTGGTAATGGCGTTATGGGTGGACGACTGCAACCACGCTTCAATTAATCGTTGGGGGAACTGGTTGTCTTCGCCGTATGTAATGAAGTCTTGGTGTGACTTTTCAACAACCCTTGGTAAGTCAACTTCTTCGAATGAATAAACGGAAAACCTTTGCTTGGATGCTTCTTCGTTCGGCTCCTTTATTTCGACCGTTGGATTTTCTGCCATAAGACCGTATTAAATGAACCCTAACATTGGGGGCGAACCCCCAACGTCAAGGTTTCTTGGTTTTCAACATTGTTAACATCGACCTACCTTAATAAGCCGGGACAACGGTTACGTTCGCAAAGTTATCGAACGGGTTGGTTGTATAGTCAGCCATAAACGGGGCGTAATCGTTTTCCTCAGCAACAAAAGTCATGTCAAGACCTTTCTTGTCCCCGGCGGCGGCTCCGCTTGTTTCGCTTCCACCATTGGCGGTTGCGCCATTGTATCGACCAAACAACCGAATTTTTCCTTGAAAATCAAGTGTCCAAATTACCCAACGCCCAACCTTTAAATTATTCAAGTCGGCAAGATCAGCCGGCAAGATATTGAAAAGTGTTAGTGTCAAGTTTTGTTGGACAAATGATGTTCCGTTTTCTGCGCTTGCGTTGACGGCTTGGTCAAACATACCGACATTGTCGGCCATTTCGAACCGGTAAACATTGATTGCAACGGCACCCAACGAAGTAATTTCCCCGCCCGATTCCGTAACACTTGTCAACGCTTCAAAGTCGGCAAGTTTTGAATAGAACAATGTTTTGATTCCGGCCCTTCCGACCAAACATTCGTCAAGTAAACGGCCACTTGTTAAATCACATGACATAATGAAAAGGTTTTGCGTTGGGTAAAGGGGGGAACGCCGCTATGATACGAACCCCCCAACCCCAACAAAGTGAATACTAAGCGTCAGTATGAAGCACAACTTCTTCGTACCATCCAACTTGCACACCCATTACGGAATAGGCCGCAAAACGGACATTGTCGGAAAGATCAATGTCGTGCATATCCTTCAACACAACTTCGTTCATATTGGAAACGCTTTCGGTTCCAAAGAAAAGGTTGGATTTATGGGAAAGGCAGAAGTTAGACGCTTCAAGGCCATAAGCAATGTAAATGGGAATGCCTACGAAGTTCAACGGCTTGTCACCGGCTTGGTACTGATCCATGAACCCTTGGTTGGCCAACGCTTGTTTGTAAGCGGCGGCAACGTTGGGAGCAACCCAAAACGCAATGTCCGGGGCGGCGAACCATGGTTGTGCGGCGGCAATGTCGTAAGCGGCTCCAAGTTGGGCCACAACGGTCGAAGCCGTAACGGCGGCCGGGGTGGTCTTATTCCCGGCGGCAACACCGGCGGTCATAAGTTTCAGGAATCCATCAATACGGGTATAAGTGGCACCGGCGGTGTCACCGATCCAAATTGACTTTTCGATTTCGTCGCCCACATGGCCAAGAATTTCCGCAATCATGGCGTCCACCACGTCTTGGGAAAGTTGCCGGCTAATACCGGTTCCCATGCGAATGGAAGACCAATCAACGTGTTTGAAATCGGCTTTACAAAGTTGGACATTCACTTCAAAGGGTGCCGGGGTCAACGATTGTTCCGTAATGGTAATCGTTCCCGCCGGGGTAAAGTCACAAGTCGGGTCAGCAATCAGACCGGAGCCGGCCAAACGCCGAATCTTCCAAGACTTGTTTACATCGTCCTTTATGGTCAAATTCCCGTCCCGAATGGTCGGGGCCATGTAGAACATCTTATTAATTAACTCCGTTGCGGCTTCGCCTACATACGAAGTTGTGAGGGATGTTGTTGTTGCCATTTGATATAATTTTTTAAGTTCTTAATTCAGTTTACGAAGGATCGGTTGCGGTAATTGATCCGGCGGCACTTCCGGCACCGCTAACATACCAGTTCGTTCCGTCACATTCCAGTTCGATATAGTCACCAGAAACGGCCGTGGATGCAACGAAGTTGATTTGGTCTTCATCAACCGCCGCTACCAAGGCACCATTAACAGTCAGAACGCCGCTTATGTTGTCACCTTCGGCACTATCAACGATCCAAGCCGTTGTGGGTGCGGTTGCTCCAACAATGATTTTAAAGTTTACACCGGCTTTAAGGGCCGGAAGGGTCACCGTTCCACCACCGGCGGCATTCAGGAAAAGAGTCTTTCCGGAATCGGCGGCGGTCAAGGTTAAATCGTCGGTTACCGACTGCGTATTCTCAAAAATACGGGTCGGGTCGTTTGAATAAGTTGTAGGCATGATTATAAATTTTTAAGTTTTTAATTCAGTTTACTTGTCGTCGGGCTTGTTGGCCTCAGCAACGAACTTGGAAAGACCTTGAACCACCGCTTTTTTGGTGGAATCTTCCGGGGTCTTCGGGGTCACCTTTCCGGCCGGCTTATTGAATTCAACACGAAGTTTTTCAATTTCGGCCTTGACCGCTTCTTCGGTTGACTTCTCAATTTCGGCCTTGAATTTGGAAATGATGTCGGCAATTCCGTCGATAAGGGCGTTGATTTGTTCTTGTTTCAAACCGTCCTTGTCCATTTCGTCGCCGTCTTCGTCACCCCCTTCGGCTTCCCTTAGTTCGCCGACCACCCCTTCTTCAACAACCACAAGGGTTGTTCCGTCAGAAAGGGTATATTCGCCCGTCGGGACGGGGACTTCGGCTTCTTCAACCGTAACGGTAATGGCGGCACCAACTTCCAAGACTTCGCCCGGGAAATTGATTGTGATTGTGCCGTCGGCCCCTTCGGCTTCGACTGTTCCGAACTGGTCATTTCCGGAATCGTCCGGTTTGGGTTCTTCTTTAGGCTTGGCCGTGATTTGTTCCGGGATGTTGAATTCGCCCCTTTCTTGGATAAGAACGATTTTCCCGTCGCTATCAATGTGAATTTTGCGGCCGTCTTCCAATAGATATTCCCCATCATTGACCTTTATTTCCGAACCGTCTTCGAAGACTTGTAAAACTTCGTCCCCGACTGCAAAAGATGAATTCTTTACTTCAATATCCCACTTGGAAATTTCAGTAATAAGGGCAAGTTTCACCCTTGCGGCTTCGTCGCCGTCTTTGTTGAAGAGGTTCCGGATTTTATCCAAATACCCGTCAAGTGTTTGCTTTTTCATGGTCTGTTTTGAATTTTTAATGATTTCACGGGTGAAAACACCTTCGACCGAAAAGCCGGCAACCGAATTTTCCTTTACAAGATTCCAAACGTCGTCGTTAAGAACTTTAACCTTTACAAACCAACTACCAACCGGCAATTCGAATCCGTACATGGCCGACTTATCCTTTTCGGAGTCTTCGACGATCCACGATTCGACGACGGAAAGGTCGTTCAATGTGGCTTCATGTTCCAACGTCATGTTATTTTGTTTGCCTTGCAAAAGGAACCGTTCCGATAATTCCCGAATGGTGGTTCCGTTAAAAAATACGAAGTATTCTTCGCCGTCTTCCCCGGGGTCTTTCCGGTAAATCAACTTATCCGGAATCATTGCGGGGCCGGCCAAGATGCGTTGGTCTTCATCAATGGTCTTAAATGCGAACCGTTTGTCGGGTTTCGCAATCCCATCTTTGGAAAATGCAATCCAATTTTGTTCGATTGCGGGATTTTTGACAAGGGAAATGGCGGTTATACCTTCGCCGTTCTTGTCTTTTTCCAATTTCAGTTCAACGACTTTCATATTTTTCGATTTTTGGTAAAATTACAATTCGATTTTATCACATAAAAACACGTTTCAACACTTCAACTTCATTTTCCCTTTTCTATTTTCCTTTTCTTTTTCTTTTTCATTTTCCACATGGGGGGCCATGTGGATTTTCATGTGGTGTTTATAATGTTGCTTCCCGTTGTCTTTCACGTTCAATATCTTGTTTGGCCGTGACATCGGATTCAACAACATAGGATTTAACCGGCTCTTTTTGCGCCGACGATTGTTGAATTTGAACTTGCGTCGGGATGTCTTGGTCGGCATTAACTAAGTTGCGGGAATCAACCGTGGCCGAAGGTCGTGCAAGGGACACCGAAGGAACAGACCCCCCGGAACCGCCTAATGGATCGGGTGTCGTCGCTATCTTTTTCACGTTGGCCATACCGGCGGCCAAGGCGGCGGCGGCGGCAATCGGGCCAAGGACAAACCCAACAACAGGAATGGCGGCGGCCGATTGATAAGCCGATATTGCCGACATGATTGCCCCCCGTGTTGCATCGGCAATGGCTATTCCTTTTGCCAACTTAGACCCTTCCCCAAGGAAGCCGGCAAGGGCGGTGAAACCGTCGCTAAGAATAGCGTTTCCGGCTTGAAGTCCCATTTGCTTGGCCGCAATCTTTTGTTGTTCGGCCAAGACCGTTGCGGCCAATTCCGCTTCGGCGTTGGCTATCATATTTGCCGTCACTTCGTCGTCGATTGCCTTTTGTTCGGCGGCCATTTCCTTTTCCAATGCTAATTGTTCGGCGGCCATATCGGCTTCGAATTGTGCGTCCAATTCGGCTTGCTCCTTCCGGGCGTCGCTTTCTGCTTTACGCTTTTCGGCGGCCAACTTTTCTTCTTCGGCCTTTTTGGCTTCTTCTTCCGCAATTTCAGCGTCCACCTTGGCTTTCTGTTCGTTGCGTATAGCGTTGACTTCGTCCAACAACCCTTTTTGGCGTTCAATGGATTGGGTTTGTAAGTCCAGTAAGGCCACTTCGGCTTCGGCCAAGGCTCGGGCTTGCTCCCGGGTGCGTAATGTTTCGGGGGTGTTGGCAATTTCCGTTCGGATCAATTCAACCTTAGCCCGTTGCAACGCCACGGTTTCTTCCAACCCTTCGACTTCAATAGCGGCGGCCTTTTCTAATGCCCCGATCCGTTCTTCATACGACTTTGTTAAGTCCCGGGAAATAAAACGTAATTCAGATATTTGCTTCCGACGTTCAGCGTCGGCGGTAATCAATAATGTTTCAGCCTCATAGACACGACGGACGGCCCGTTCATATTCGACGGCGGCCCGGGTCGCTTCCTTGATTTCGTCACCCACACCCCGGACGGCTTCCCCCATTTCTTGGAATCCTTCCTTGAAATTACCCCGGACAATTTGGCCCAATGCCTTGAACAACTTGGCGGCCCGTTCGGTCAACACTTCAATCGTTGCGGAAACACCCGACATGATTTCTTTCATCTTATCGGCCCCGGCGGTGGTCTTTGTGAATGCCTTAAACAGACCGGCAAGGGCGGCCACAATAGCCGCAATCAACAAGACGATCGGGTTGGCTAACAACGCTTTGAACCCTTTTTGCAACCCTTTCAACCCTTGTTGCACTTTACCAAGCGGCCCGGGCAACGCTTCAAGTTGCGTTTCCAATTGTTCGTTCGATTCCGTCACCTTGTCCGTCGATTGCTCCAATGCTTCCATGGATTCGACGGCGTCGTCGGTTTGGATGTCTATTTTCCTAACGATTATTTCTTCGGGCATGGCGCAAATGTTTGAATTTGGTCTTTAAGCGGTGTGAATCCAACACTTTTTCGTCGGCCTTAACAATTTCACTCATTAAAGGGCGAATTGCGGCGAAGATTACTTGGTCGTATGTCCGTTTTTTTGTCATTTGATAAATGTAATGTATGCTTTAACCTTCGTTAATCGTGTTGTGTTGGGGGAATAGTCGTTTATTTCAAGAATACGCAATCCAATCGGCGTTCCGTTAACCGTAATTATGATCGTGTCGCCAAAATTGAAATTAGCAATATCCACGGCGTCCAACAACACGTTCATTTCCAGTATTTTCGATCCTTCGTCGTACCGTTCACGAATCATTTCAATGAAATATCGGTTGAACAACCCTTGTTCAGACGGGGCCGTTATCGGAAGACCGGTCGTTCCGGCCGGCGGCGTCCACCATGTAAAGTTCAAATCTAAGGTTGCGGCCGTAATTGTCCACGATCCACCGGACGACAAAAGGAAATTGGAAAAATATGGATAATGCGCCCGGGCCGTCGTGGCACCACCCGCCGAATTGGTGGTGTAAATGTTCGTCGGAATCGTTCGCAATCCACAATAGTACATTAATTGTAACCCGGGCGACTTGTATGCAATAGAATCTTCGTCGGTGTAATACTTTGCAATGATAACTTGGGGGTAATACGAAGCGTTCGTGTTTCCGGGGTCGATTTCTTGAAGGGCCGCCGGGGAAAACATTTCAATGGCCTTTTGTTCTTCAAGGGTGTTTGGGATATTTTGGTCTTCCCGGTAACTTCCATACGGTCGGCCGACTAAATCTTGATAAGAATTATTCAACACGTTATCGGCTTTCTGTAATGACAGGTTAACAGGGTTCCGTAATTCTCCATTGATCGGCTTAACATTGATCGAAGGAATATCGACCTTGTCCGTCCAATCTTTCTTCGACCCATAATTAGCCATGTAATAATCCCATGTGTCAATTCGCAATTTATCTTGTTCGGTGAACCAAGGGATTAGGTTAAATATCTGAATGATAGCACGGAAGAAGTCAATTTGTCGGTGGTTGCCCCAATAGGCCGACGGATCAACGGACGTTCCCGTGACGGTAACGGATGTCAACGAAAATTTGTATGAAGAAGAAACCCCAACCAATCCCGTGGACGTGTAACCCGATGTTGCGGCAACACGGATTTCGACGGTGTCGCCGGCGGCCAAGGTCAACGCTTTACCCGTCACCGTCACCCCTGCGTTCCATGCAAAGTTGATGTTCGAACCCGACAACGCACCGTTTACATACCAACCGTAATAACAAGTGTGTCCGGCTGGACTTCCCGGGGTCGGAGTGAAATTGAAATCGAAATAATAGGTTCCGGCAAGCGGGGCCGTATATTGATTTGTTGTATTGTTGAAGTCGGCATGAAGGGGGGAACACGTATATTTCAAAACCCGGATCGTGGTGTCAAGGGTTACGGATGTTGTATGTGTGGCCGAAAACAATGCAACGCCCACCCCGAAGGATTCCAACGCCGTATCGGCTTGGACATAGATTTCATCTACGGACGTTTCAGACAAGAAAGACCCTTCAAGTGTGATTCCCTGTTCACTGAAGATCATGTCCAACAACTTGGTCAATCGGAATGCCGGGATTGTTTGGTCAAGAATTATTGGCGTCGCTGAATTCTTGAAGTCTTGCAACACGTTCGCCGTCCCGGTTTTCTTATACAGTCCCCAACCGAACCCAAAATCATGGATTGGGAAAACCATGTCCCCGGAAAATATCGACCGGTTCCATGTACTATAAATTTGGGCCGCCGTGTAAACCCACGAAGACATATCAAGTTGGCCGACCTCAGATTCCCCAAGCAACGATTTAATCGTCTTGACGGCCCCGGTTATCGAACAGTAATAACGATCCATTTCCGGGTTGGTTTCTTCCAGTTTCAAAATGCCGGAAATAATAATGTTGTCGTCTTCCAATATCCACGCCGGGGCTTCAACCCGTGTGTTCCAGTTTTCCCCAATGGTTGAAGGGTCACCCCATTGACCAAAGAAATCGTCATTATTGGGCGTCCTTGGCAGTCCAAAAGACCGTGTATAGTCACCCCGGCGTTGGTCGATGTCCGTTAAGGAAATCATTTGCTTTTTCATGGTGACGGCCACGTTTTGGTCAACATCAAATTGATGTATGGTTCCGTCAATCCATTGCGATATGACTTTTACAACGCTCATGCTCTGAAGTTGTCAACTGATTTACGGAAAGACATGGTGTATTGGTGCAACCCGTCGTTCCGGCTTGTTTGTAAGCGTAATGAATTCGGCACGACCGTCACTTCTTCCAATGATCCATCGGCGGCCATTAAGTAACATTGTTCCGTTGCTAAAAGGTCTTTCAACATTTCGTTTTGGGCGTCTTGCATCCAATCGGTGTTCAACATTAACACATCGGACGACTTGACGTTGTACCGGAACCGGCCGGACGCCGATTCGGCTTGTTGGTTCACGGTGTTGACCGTCGTGGATTGTTTCTTTGAAAACGACATGAACGACCAACTGAAGAACCGGTCACGGAACATAATAACGGCTTCTTCGTCAACACACGTTGTCAAATTCTTTTCGAAATACAATGTTTCTTCCAAGGTTTCGGCACCGCCGATAGTTGGGGCGGTGCTTATATTCACTTCGACACTTCCGAAATTGCTTAACGTCGATGTAAGGTTCTTATACAATGGAACATACACCAATTTGTCTTGTCCTAAAGCACTACGATTGACCCAATAGGTGTCAACGGTAATTGTAACGCCGGTGTCATATTTCCAAGTAAGTTCAACCTTCATGTAAGCGTTTGTCGCCTTGGCAACGAAGTCGGGGTCTTCGGTTAATTGGGCGTAAAGGATTCGCATATTTCCCGAATAAGGAATGAAGTTCGCAAGGCCATTGTATTTGTACCAATTCGCAACACCCCAAATTGGATCACCGGAGCCATTGACACGATCCGTCCAACCCCGGCCCACTTGGAAGGTCAGCGAACCGGCGGTGTTCGTGGTGAACACACCGGATAAATAGTATTGTTCCCGAATGGTAACGGTGAATAAAACGTTGGTCGCTTCGGCCTGATTCCATGGCCCCGTAATCTTTGTGATTTCATCCGAACCGCCATATTCCAAATGACTAAGTTTCAATAACAATTTGAAGATTTCGGACAAATCGAACACCCCATTGGACGCCGTCGGGTCAGTCGGAACGGTGTACTTGGTAGCAATTGCGACCGATGTATTGATTTCGGCTTTATAACGGAACTGGGTAACGTTTGCCGTCCCGTAAATGGTCGATGTCATTTCAATGACTTGGGGAAATGAACACGAAATCACTTCCGGATAAACGACGGGGTTTGATATAATTGATACGGCCATTATGTTTGTTTTAAAGGTTCCAAAATTTCGTCCAAAGTTTCTTCGACGGCCACGGTTGCCACTTCGTTCAATGTATGGTCGAATTCAATCATTTCCATTTCGAACACATCCGAAAAGAAGCGACGGGGACGGATTCCCCGGGCATGGACTGAACGCCGGATCACAAAGTCCAAGCCGTCGTCCATTCCCTTCGATCGTAACCACTTTTTCAGATTGCCGCCAATGGTCTTTTTGTTCCGCTTGAACTGGTATTGTGGCGACGCTTCCGACTTGTTGTATGCGACCGGTGTTGTCTTCCCGCCCCGGTGGTGAATCTGACCGGTTCCGGACACCCCCTTGTCCAAGAACGCCCCGTATTTATCCATAAAGAATTGGATAATTCCTTGGTCGGCCCAATAACGGTAACGAATGGAATTCCACAATTTCTTTGTGGACACACCTTTTTCACGGGACAAGGCCGTCCGTGACTTACGAACGACCCCTTTGGCCCAATCATTGACCGCTTCGTCGATCCTATCTTTGCTTAGTCGTGGCATTTAGTCAACTTCATAACAGGTAAAGCCGGCGTCAAGGTAGGCCCGAACAGGAACCCGCCAACCGGACGTTTGTGTGTCTTGGTAATCATAAAGGGGACGCAACACGGGGTTGTCCGTCACCCGGATAACTTGGTCTTTATGAAGGGTTGCCAGTATGGCCAACATAGCCGAATGACAAGTGTTCATTACTTCGACGATGTCCGACCGGTCTTTCTTTACAAGGCCCGTCAATAGAAATTCGAAGTTCACCGATATTTCCACCGTCCCCAAACCACCTTGTATTGGAGAATCAACGGTCTTAATAAAGAACCGGGGCCATTCGTGCTTCTTCTTAATGTCGAATTCAAGTTCACGGCCCACGTCAATGGAATAAACGTCGGGGTGTGCTTCGGCCACGGTCTTAATTCGATTTAGAACGCTTTGATAAGTTAGATTCATACCCGAAAAATGTTAT